AAAACAGGCCATACAAGCATCGGTGGATGGTCATGTTGTTGACGACGAAAGCAGACATATCAATCTCCATACATTTCTAAGTATTGAATAGCGCATCTGTAACCGAGAACTTTGTAGGCGTTATCAGTTAATGTTTTGTAAACCTCGGGTTCAGCGTCAGATATATCCATGTCCATTCGCCAGAATTTTATGAGGCTTTTGAGAAGCTCATCAGGATATTCGTGAAAGCGATGATCAGGGATTGGTTTCGTAAGCGGTGCCATATCAATCTCCATAAGTGTGAGGGTGGAAGGGGCCGTAGCCCCTCACATTAGACGGCTAAGGAAAGCTTTGGCTTGATCTGCAGCGCCGTCGAAGGCTTGCCGATCTTGGTCAGCGCAGCGATCTGGTCAGCGGTAGCGCCGAGCTCCTTGAGGAGAGCGATGGCAGCCGCCTTGTCGAGCGTCTCTGCACCCTTCTTGGACACAAGAGCAACGACGCAGGTATCGCCGAGGATCTCTTCCTCGCCGGTAGAAATGATCTCGGCCTTGACGGCGTCGATGCGAGCAGCGAGGTTTTTCTCCTCATACTTGAGAGCGGCGTAGGCATCAGCAAGAGCGGCGGTGTTGGAAGCGTTTGTCATTGTCGTATCTCCGTTTCAATCTCAATCTCAATGATGATATTGATACATGAAGTTTCTTCACCTGTAAACCCCCTTCTATCATTTTTTTAAAAAAAATGTTTTTGTTGCTTTGGAAGGAATGTTGACATGACGCGAGACTTGAGAAAAGTTATAGGCCGTGGCGTCTGCACCTTCGGGGCCACGATTAATCGAAATCGAGATGGATACGGAAGCATACAAGCCGCAGACCCTTCAGAAGCCTGTCTCGAGCTATGTGACTATTGCTGGCACATGGCTAACCACATCATGCAAGGAATAGAAGATGCAGAAGCAGGGAAACAACAATCAGCTGAAAGCTTTGATCGAACGGATCGAGAAGCTTGAAGAAGAAAAAGCAGAAATCGCAAATGATATTAAGGAAGTTTACCTCGAGGCTAAATCAAGCGGGTTTGATTCGAAAATCATTAAAAAGATTATCGCAATGCGCAAGCAGGATGACGCCAAGAGGAAAGAGGAGCAAGCTCTTCTGGCAGTTTATATGGATGCTTTGGGTATGCTGGCGGATACCCCCCTGGGAAAGGCGGCGATGGATAGAGCAACAAATCCAGCCCAAGCAGACGACGAAGACATAGATTTTTAATCAGTAAACAACGCGCCTTGGATGTGTTATAGTCCAGGGCGTCTCTCTTTTGAGGATCGCGGTTATGAAAGAAATTACAGTGCGGGCGCTTGTTGTGGCAGCGACCTATAGCTGTATCCTGGTAGGATTTTCGTTCCTTGCAGGATGCGCGCCAGCGAAGTATGTCTTCCACTGCACTGTAACGCAACCAGAGAATTGTAATTGAGATGTTTATATACGCCTTAAAAGACCCGGAAACCGGAGAAATACGATATATTGGCAAAACCAATAATCCAAAAAAACGCATGTCCAGTCATTTGAGCCCTGAAAAAAGCAAATCGTTGCCGTCAATAAGGTGGGTTCTTAAATTAAGAAAACAAAATAAAAAACCAATTATGGAAATAATTGAAGAGACTGACAATTGGGAATCATGTGAAATAAAATGGATTTCTCATTACAGGTCTATTGGTTGTGATCTTTTGAACATTGATAATGGTGGTATTGTAAAAATATATCAACATTGTAAATATGATAGGAAATCGAGCAAAAAATATTTAAGAGTTATGTCTATGTTATCTAATTTACCAAAGATTAATGAGGAAGCATCTGGTTTTTGGAAATTAATCAAGAATGGCATCAAGCAGGTTAGATCATCAATAAGAATAGATTTAGGAGAAGACGCCGTATCTTATTTCGATAATTGCATTTATGCAGAGTTTATTGAGCGTAAACCTATGAGTTTTAGGGTTCTTCAATGAAACAAAATGCATCTAAGCCTGTTGGAAGGCCCAAAAAATATACGGAAGAGCTTGCCGACGAGATATTCGAAAGAATGATCGGAGGAGAGCATATCGTTCAAATATGCAATGATGAGGCTATGCCCGGAAGGTCTACGGTTTATCGTTGGATGGACGACTACCCAGAATTTGGGACACGCATCGCACGCGCCCGCGAGGGCTTGGCGGACCATGTTGCTTGGCAAATCTTAGACATGGCGTCTCGGTCAACTAATGACACGGCCAACGCAGACCGTGTAAAGCTTGCGGCATGGCAGTGGCACGCAGCGCGCCTAGCTCCCAAAAAATATAGCGAGAAGGTAATGACAGAAGTCAGCGGTCCTGATGGCGGCGCAATCAAAACAGAAAGCGTTACGCGCATTGACACGCGCGACTTAGACGAAAGTCAGCGAGAAGCACTGAAGGCGGCGCTGAGTGCCGTCGTGAATAAGTGAACGATAATGACGATGAAGTAGACGACGACATCCAGGCGATTGTCGATGGAACCTCCGCCATATTGCATATATTATCTCAATCGCCAGATTCACATATAGCAATGCAAACAATGGCGGCGGCTACAGCATGCATCTTGTGTTCCGTCATGAGCTCTGAGCAAGAGGCGAGAGAAGAATTTAGTATGTTTGTCGAGGCGGTCCAGCGTTCGGTTAATCGCGCAAAGAAAGACAATCTTGTTGTTTGGCCTGAAGGGAGCTCGCATTGATCGTCGAGATCTTTGGGACAAAGATCGACGCAGAACAAACGCTCATCGACATCAGCCGCGATGAGTGCGAAGAAAACCTCGTGGAATTTATTCGCCAAGCGTGGCCAATCATAGAACCGGGCGCAGAATATTTTCACAACTGGCACGTCGACATGATCTCCGAATCACTCGAGTCCATAACATATGGCGTCGAGTTTGAAGACGGGACGCATTACAACCGCCTGCTGATTAACGTGCCGCCAGGCATGATGAAATCGCTCCTCACAAATGTTTTCTGGCCTGCTTGGGAGTGGGGCCCAAAGAACATGCCGCACATGCGCTATGTTTGCGCGTCGCACTCGCTCGATCTCGCCATCCGCGATTCAACAAAGATGAGACGCCTGATCGAATCAGAATGGTATCAAGCCCGATGGGGCGATCGCGTAAAAATAACCAAAGACCAAAATCAGAAGACAAAGTTTGAAACGACCGCGACAGGATTCAGGCAGGCAGTCGCGGCCGGCTCCATCACTGGCGCGCGTGGCGACAGAGTAATTATCGACGATCCCCTCAGCGTTGACGACGCTTCATCGGAGGCGGTTCGCAACAGCCGCAAAGAATGGTTTCTCGAATCAGTTCCGACGCGTCTTAACAAGCCGATGGAATCGGCAATCATCGTCATCATGCAGCGCCTGCATGAGGAAGACACAAGCGGCATTATCCTGAGTAAGGGATTGGGTTATGACCATATCATGCTTCCGATGCGCTACGACCCGGGGCGAGCATTCGCAACTATGCTCGGCCTCGAAGACCCGCGAAAAGAAGAAGGCGAGCTTCTTTTTCCGGATCGTTTTCCCGAGGCTGTCGTCGATCGGGATGAAAACGCTATGGGACCCTATGCAACCGCAGGTCAGTTCCAGCAATCGCCAGAGCCAAGAGGTGGCGGCGTCCTCAAGCGCGATTGGTGGCAAAAGTGGGAGCAGCCGTCATATCCTCCATTTGATTATGTGATTGCCGCGGTCGACACCGCTTACACAACCAAGAGCGAAAACGATCCAAGCGCCATGACAGTATGGGGCGTTTGGAAAGGCGGCGACCAAACTGCCGTCGTTACCCGCTCGCCTGGGGCAGATGGGCAGATGGCCATCCTTAATCGCCAATACAAAGAGGAGCACCCAAAATGCATGCTGATGTATGCATGGGCCGAGCGCCTCGAGCTGCATGAGCTCATTGCCAAAGTTCAGGAGACGATGGACGATTACGGCGTCGATAAGCTCCTGATCGAGAATAAAGCCAGCGGCATCAGCGTGGCGCAAGAGATCCGCCGCGTCTATGGATACGATGAGTTCGCCGTCCAGCTGGTCGACCCGAAGGGCCTGGACAAGTTGGCGCGCCTTTACTCGATCCAGCATATATTTGCAGAAGGCCTGATCTATGCGCCCGAGCGCCCATGGGCCGAGATGGTCATCAACCAGGCTGCGCAGTTCCCGCGTGGCAAGCACGACGAC